GGGTTAAGACTATTGATAGTAACACAAACAAATTGATGAGTGTTCCTCCATCTGTATTGTTACCAGCGGTTTACGCAAGTAATGATAGATTGGCAGCAGAATGGTTTGCACCTGCTGGTTTAAATAGAGGTGGTATCACTGGAGCAGTTAGTGTATTGAATAGATTAACACACTCTGAAAGAGATACTCTATATGAGAACAAAGTAAACCCAATCGCAGCATTCCCTGGACAAGGTATTGTGGCATTTGGACAGAAAACTTTGCAAGATAAAGCATCTGCGTTAGATAGAATTAATGCTAGAAGATTATTGATTACTGTTAAGAAATACATAGCTTCAACATCTCGTTATTTGGTGTTTGAGCAAAACACAACAACAACAAGAGCTAAGTTTTTGGCAACTGTTAATCCATATTTGGAAAACATTCAAAAAAGACAAGGTTTATACGCATTTAGAGTGGTAATGGATGAAACTAACAACACTCCTGATGTAATTGATAGAAATATATTAGCTGGACAGATTTTCTTACAACCTGCTAAGACTGCTGAATTCATCGTAATTGATTTCAACATCTTACCAACTGGAGCAAGTTTTACAGCATAATATAGAAAAAACAAAAAAACAATATTTATTACTAACAAAGGATATTAAATAAGATGGCAGAAATATTAGAATACGGACAGATTTTCTTTCAGAATTTCGAACCGAAAATGAAAAACCGATTTGTGATGGAATTCACTGGTACAGGAATTGAAGCATACATGGTTAAAACCGCAAACAGACCTACAATTCAATTTGAAAAGGTAACATTAGACCACATTAATGTTAAAAGACAATTGAAAGGCAAGGGTGAGTGGCAAGATTTAGAAGTAACTTTGTATGACCCAATTGTTCCATCAGCTGCACAAGCGGTAATGGAATGGATTCGTTTATCACATGAATCAATTACAGGTAGAGATGGTTACGCTGATTTCTATAAAAAAGATATAACTATTAAATCGTTAGGACCGGTAGGTGATGTAGTTGAAGAATGGACATTAATGGGAGCATTCATTAGTAACGCTAACTTTGGTGATTTAGATTGGTCTTCAAATGACCCATCTATGATAACATTGACAATATCATATGATTATGCTATTTTACAATACTAATATTAGATAATAAAATTAAAAGGAGAATTAAACGTTCTCCTTTTTTTATGCTTTCTAATTTTTTTAATTTTATGTATTTATATATACAAACAAACAAATAAAGTTATGAGTCAAAAAGAATACGATTTCCCAACCGAAATATTAGATTTACCATCTCAAGGTAAAATATATTCAAAAGATAACCCATTATCATCCGGTCAAATTACAATAAAATATATGACTGCAAAGGAAGAAGATATTTTATCTTCCACAAATCTTATTAAAAAAGGTGTAGTTTTGGATAAATTATTTGAATCTATAATTGTTGATAAAATCAATATAGACGATATTTGTCTTGGTGATAAAAATGCAATTATTCTTGCAACAAGAGTATTGGGATATGGACCTGAATACGAAGTAAGTTTTTATTCAGATATACTTAATGAAACAATAGAAGCAACTATTGATTTAACACAAGTAAAAACTAGAGATATTGATTTTTCTTTATTTCAACATAAAAATGAATTTGAATTTGTAACACCAATTGGTAAAAACAAAATTACTTTTAAGCTGCTTACACATGGTGATGAAAAACTAATTGATAAAGATTTAGAAGCTATTAAAAAGCTAAATAAAGATTCATCATCGGATATTACAACTAGATTACGATATATGATTTTATCGGTAGATGGTAAGAATGATATGGGAACTATTGGTAAATATGTAAATAATATGTTAGCTAGAGATAGTAGAGCATTTAGAGAATATGTAAAATCAATATCTCCAGACGTTAATATGAAATTTGAATATACTCATCCAGATGGTGAGGTGGAGGAGGCGCCTATCTCTATGGGAGTAGGCTTTTTTTGGCCTTCCGCCAAATCATAGTATTAATTTACATTCTCAAATATTTGACATGGTTCAATATGGGAATGCATTTACTGTAATGGATTTATATAAATTACCAACTTATTTAAGATTATTTTATTATAAAAAATTAATAGATTCAAAGAAAAAAGAATCGGAACAAGTAAAAAACACAAACAAATCATCAAAAGTTAGGTTTAAGAGATAGCATCAAAAAACCTAACTTTTTCTTTTATATCATATTTATAGGTGTATGATTATAGCTAAATAACTAAAATATGAAAAAATATAAATTATCCGAAGGGAACTTTAATAAATTTTTAAGTTTTTTTGGATTAAAAAGTTCAGAAAGACCAAAATCAATGGAAGATATAATATCAAATGACCCAAAATTAAAAAAATTAGATAAGCAAATGGGTGATTTGAATAGACAAGCTGCTGAACGAGTTAAAAATGACCCAAATTTACTTTACCTTTTTAAAAGAGCTGGTATAGATATATAATAAATGGCTAATTTAGAAAATATTGATGATAATTTAAAAAACCAAAATGATGCGTATGCTAAATCGCATAAAGAACAAATCGCGTCTTTTAAAAAAATTCAAAAATTAAAAAAAGAAATTTTAGAGGTAGAAAAACTAGAAACAGAAGAATCTAAAAAGCAATTAGCTGTATTAAAACAACAAGAAAAACTAGAAACCAAAAATTACACAGGAAAGAAAAAAATAGCAGATTCAAATAAAAAAGAATTAGACCATAGTAAAAAATTAAAAAAAGCAAGAGAAGAATCTGTAAAATTTTTTAAGGATTATGTAAATGAGTTTAAAAAAATGACTCCTGACGTACAAAAACAATTAAATCTTGATAAAACAAAAGGTGAATTGTATATGGAACTTGGAGCTAGAATGTCAGAATTACAAAATATCGTAAAAACAACCAGTGGAATTGTACAGCAACAAGCTCAAGCTGAATTTGATGCATTACAATCTGTTAGTGGTGAAATGAAGACTCAAGCTGATATGACAGCAGAAGCAATTAATTTAGCGTTGGGTTTCCATGAAAGTGAATATAAACAAAAAATAAGATTAATAAAATTAAATGAAAAATTAAGTAAGGCTGATAAAGAAAGAGCAATTGCTGGATTGGAATATGCTGAACATTTGGAAGAAAAAACTGAAATTATTAATGAATTAGCTGAAAAGCGTACTGAAATTTTTGAAGGAGTAAATGAGGAGTTAAAAAGTTCAATAAAAGGTGCAATTGGTATGGCCGAAGCCTTTAAAAAAGGAGGGTTTGCATTAGGTTTAATTGGATTGGCTGTAGCTGGAATTGCACTTGCCGTTGAAGCATTTGTTGATTTGGATAAAGCAGCTGAAGATTATAGAAAAACAAGTGGATTTACTGTAAAACAAACCGAACATTTAGACCATCAAGTACATGAGGTTGAGGTTGGTATGAGAAAAATTGGAGTTGAGGCATCTCATGTATATGATGTAATAAACTCTTTAGGAAACTCTTTTAGTGATGTTGTTACTTTTTCAACCGAAACATTAGGTGCATTATCTGCTATAACTGCTAGAACGGGAGTTACATCAGATGTAGCAAGTAAAGTACAGGCACAATTTGAACAAATTGGTGGGTATTCCTCCGAAACAGCAGCTAGCTTACAAATGCAAGTTGCATCATTATCACAACAAGCTGGTGTATCTCCAAAAGAAGTATTGGAAGATATTGCAGATAGTGCAGAAATAACATCTAAATTTTTTAAAGGAGATATAACATTATTAAAAAATCAAGCAATAGAAGCTCACAGATTGGGTACTAATTTAGAAAGTGTAGCAAAAGTAGCTGAAGGTTTATTAGATTTTGAAGCTGGTATTGAAGAAGAATTAAAAGCAGCAACATTTGTTGGTGGGCAATTTAATTTGAGTAGAGCTAGAGCATTGGCATATGAAAATAAAATAGTAGAAGCTCAGCAAGAAACTATTTCGCAAATTCAAAGAAGTGGTGATTTTCGTAAAAAAGATTATTTTACACAAACTCAATTAGCTAAAGCGGCTGGTATGAGTGTTGAACAAATTACTAAACAAATTGGGATGCAAGAAAAATTATCCAAATTAAGTGGTAAAGAATTAGAAAGTGCAAAAGAAGCAGTAAACGCTGGATTAGATATATCGAATATAAAAGATGAAGATTTAAAACAAAAAACGGAAGAGTTTGTTCAAAACCAAAAAATTACGGGTCAATTAACGGATATGATGAATGTTGTTAAACAAATTGGTGTAACATTTGGTTCTTTTTTACTACCACCATTAAAGTTGATGGCGGATGG